CCTTTAAACCCGCAACAATCAGGAACGCGTTGGCGTTCCGGCCAGGGGAGGTTCGGCGGTATACCCCTGTAAAGCCCTGCCGTGATTTCTCACAAACAGGCGAAGCCGCATATTTGCTTCATGCCTTGCCCGGTTCTCCTTGCGGTATGAAACGGGCTCGGCTTCGAACGCTTCCTGATACACAGCTGCATAACGCTGCATGGCTTTTTGTCGTGCTGCTGGCGTCAGGCTCAGTAACTGCTGCTTGATCCAATCGGCATCGGCCTGGCTATGCGCCGAAGGCAGTAAATTTAGAGTTTCAAACTGTTGCATTAACCACCTACAAAAAGTGATTACATATCCACTCTTTTTTTGTTAACAGCATCAAGGCCGAGCCTTAAGTGCGCAGGAATTCCATCTTCTGGGGATGGATACAATTCAGGACGAACATCATGCGGTACGATTTTCCAGCCGGTCATTTCACAAATGGGCAAAACATACCGGGGAGGGATTACTGATTTAGAGAACCATTGGTTTACGGCCTGCGGCGAGATTCCCAGGGCTTTCGCAATTGCTCGCTGAGATACGGCGCTCCTCAGTCGATAACGGATTTTTTCATCCATATGACACCATCAAGTTAGAATTGATTTAAAGAGAAGGATATCAAGTTTAAATTAACATGCAAGTTAGAATTTACTCATGTACACTTAAAATCAAGGTTAGCTTTACATGTGTGTGTATTGATGTTGGAACCACTGCATCTGGAGGGGTAATGAAAACTGCGGAAAGGATTAATGAACTTTTGAGGCTCAAGGGGTGGAGTCAGGCTGAACTGGCAAGACAGTTGGGTGTAACAGCCCAATCAGTTCAATACTGGACAACCGGCGAGACTTCACCAAGAGGCAAGCGGCTTGCCAGACTATCGGAAATTAGCGGTCTGCCCCAGTCATGGTTCCTTGGTGAATCTGAGAGTCCGAAATTTCCAAGTACGCATAGGAACGATACCCATGCCGATAGCGTTAGGTTTAGTGTGCTTGATGTCGAGTTTAGTTGCGGTGACGGCTCAAGTGTTAAGGGCGACTTCATTGATGTAGTCAGATCCATTGAACTCGATCCTGAATACGCTCGTCAGTTGGTTGGGAATAGGCCTTTCAAAAATATTGAGATAGGTAACGCCAGAGGCGACAGCATGACGCCAACAATATCTCCGGGGGATTTGCTTTTCTTGGATAAATCAATAACTTATTTTGATGGTGATGGCATTTACGCCTTCTGCTTTGATGGTGAATGCTATGTTAAGCGTCTTCAAAAAATCGGCTCCAAAATGGTAGTTCTTTCAGATAACTCAAACTATCAACCTTGGAGTATTGAGAAAGAAGCATTCAACATTCTTTACATACAATCAAAGGTAATTTCTTCAGTTCCCTTCAATATAAATAGATTCGGTTAACCTTCTGAAATATAACGGGCTTATGCCCGTTTTTTTTACCCATCCCGCGCCAAAATAAATTTTATCAAGTTTAACTTGACGAACTCAAATCCCCGCCATATCCTCTAACCATCAAGTTTAACTTGATTCGATGATAAATTTTCAATCATGACTAGGGGATAACAATATGCATACAAAATCCACCACAGAGCTAATTTCAATGGCACAGGCTGTACTGGTCTCTTTAATCGAATCTCATAAGGTTATAGAACCATGTGAAATTGAGGATAATCTTATGGCTATTAACTCCCTCTTAGTTGACGCCTCAATTTCATCAACTCAAAACTCGTCAAAAAATAAAGTAAGTGATGGTCCTTTATCAGCAACAGCAAAGCTCGAAGATCTCGCTGCTGAAATCACTGAGAATGCTTCGTTACTGGAGGTTATTTACCGCATAAATGAATTTTCACCGGAAGCCGATAACACAATTGCCTGCCTGATTCGTTCTATGCTAAAGACCAGCCAAACTGCTTACGAGTATGTGGAGCAACTTAGCATCCATGCTGGAGCTGAATGTCAACGGGGACAAAAATTAGAGTCGCTAACAGCGCTAGCTAATCAACTTAACTCTTGGGCTTGTGATATCGGCGATTGTAAGCTTGCCGTTTATAATTCAATGGATGATATACCAACAGAATCAAACTCAATTGGGGTTTTAAGTCTCGTCTCCCAAAAACTGGATGAAATGCAGAGCATTATTAGCTCTAAAGCGGACAAGATCGAATTCAATAAGTAACGCTAAACAATAAAACAAATAACACCTTCACTGGTGTGGCTTCCTGCAACCTGAAAACAGGATTAGGTTAAAAATGACATTCATCAAAGATAAATCTGCGTATTTAACAGCACGGCTTTTCTTCGCGACCTATGGTGAGGAATACCGCCATATCTCTAACCTTTTCATGCGCAAAGCTTACGGGGTCTGAATATGCTCAGTAAAGACAGCTCTCTAGAAACCGCAAAAAACACAGCAGATAACCTGTATCAATTAATGGAATTAATTAACTCCAATATTATTGATATGGATATCGAGCAAATAATTTCTCTGTCTGGCCTCTGCCTTGACTTGTCGGCTCAGGTTTCAATGTGGATGGATTCGGAGTTTGAACGTCGTGAAAAACAACGTAATTGAAACCTATCGACGCCGAATTTTAAAGGCAGCGTTATTACACCACCAGCGTAAAACAGGCAGTAACTGCCTTGTTATTAAGCTAAACAAAGGCGGCATTAACACGGTCGAGTTAACAGAGATTCTTCTTGATGGATTATTACGAAAATTCGAAAGACTCGCGATCAGTGAGTACGGAAATGTCGATGGTGTAAAAGCCATCAGGGGAATTTACAGCGGCGCTGTTGATGTAAATGGCAGCGGTGAATTCCTTACGGATAGCGGAAAGGAGTTAATCGACGAGCTCATTTCTGAGCTGGTCGAGTTCGTCAAAAAACAAAAAGTAGAGGCTCCGAAAACGGAGGGTCATGAAATGGGGGTATCTGATGGCACTTACAGCGATACGAATTCCTGAGTCAGATTATCTCAACGAGTGCTTTTATTACGAACAAAAAACTGGAGAGTTGTTTTGGAAACATCGTCCATTAAAACACTTTTCATCATCAAGTATGCAAAAACAGTTAAATACAAGGTTTGCAGGTAAACCTGCTGGAGCTTTTATTAAAACCAAAACAGGAGCTTATCGTATCGTGCGGTTAGATGGCGTCATTTACTATGCCCATCGTCTGATATTTAAAATGGTTAATGGTGTTGAACCCGAAGTAGTCGATCACATTGATGGGAACAACACTAATAACAGAATAGAAAATCTGCGTTCATGTACAAACCAAGACAATAGTAAGAATGCGCGCTTATCTAAAACCAACACGTCCGGCCATACAGGGGTGAGTTGGTCACATCAAAAAAAAATGGTGGGCAAATATTGTCATAAACGCGAAGAAAATATATCTGGGCTCTTTCACGGATTTCAATAAAGCAGTCGAGGCAAGACGAAACGCAGAAATTAAATATGGATTTCATGATAACCACGGAAAAAACAGAACACGATTCACGGGAGAAACCGGAAATGAACGATAAACGCACCGTAAGCATGATTGACCTGGCATTACAGAAACACGATACGCCAGTTGGCCCACTGTTCGTGGCAGTACGTCACGGTCGTATCAAAAAATGCTTCACGCAAGGTACGGCGATCCGCTATCTGGCTTTCTTCATGACCACCGAGGCTTTTGAGCGTTCAGGTTTTCCGCAGCGTCACCCGCGGGTGCGTATTGATCGCGATGACAGGGAGGTATGGCGAGACGGGGAAACAAAGGCTGAGTATCTGGCCGCCCACCAGCGTTGTGTTCGCCGTCTGCGTCGCATCCTGGCGCGCAAGCGAGAAATGGAGAGATGGTGTGAGAAATGGGACGCGATGCATGACCGATTCGTTAAAGAGGTTGATGCACTGCAGGCCATCAAACCAGCAGGAGTGCATTGATGCTGAATTCAACATTCAAACCAGAACCGACATCAACCGGCATCCGCCTTGGGAATCGAATTATTGGATATTCCGCCGCCGTAAGGCAACTCGACAATGGTCACTATGACAAACAGATTCCAGATGGAATGGAATTGTTGGCTTGCATTATGGAAGCGGTTGAAAGTGGCTGGTTCGTACCAAGCGAAGAAAAGCTGCTGATTTTATGGCGTTGGCTCGTGGTCGCCGTTTTCATAACCGAACAATTACAAAAGAACGGCACTGTTGACGTTCCGAATAACGATGGGGGTGTTGATACCGCTGTTATTTACTCCAGCAATAGCGGCTCGATCAGCGTTTACCCAGGACCGGAACGATTCGCCCTTGCGAGTTACCTTGAAGGTGGAGCTATAGAGAAATACGGGACGGAACTAGGCCAGCAGATGGCGCTTGGTATGTATAGAGACATGGTTGAAATGGACGCTGAAAACGGGCTCAGGTTATCGATTTTCGGCCGTGATGGTTTCGGTCTGCTTCATGACAGCTTCATAGAGCAGATTCAGGCAGAGGGTATGCCATCCAATCCTGTTATTCACTGATGGGAGCGCTGATGAAAAGGTTAATCGTGAGTTTCATATTTTCTGTGCTGCTGGCGGCCACCGTTATCGGCGCGCTGATTGAATATAAATTTTTGGTGAAGTAGCGAGGCACTCCATGAATAAGCCAGTTTTAGAAGTTATTAAGCGTTGGAGCCGTTTAGCAACGGAGGCCAAGCAGCTGGGGCTCGCCACCATTCCCATCGACCCGCAAAACATGCTGATGGTACTGGGAGATCTGCCAGCCAGTGAAGACTATCAGGCTGCAATCGATTTTTTGCGCAAGAGAGCGGCCAGCGAACTTGATGGCGGTTTTAGAGCGCACCACAACGCACTTATCTATGCGGCAAATGAACTGGAAAATGCCCAGGCATTTGGGCGGGAGGTCGGTCATGAGTCTTGATTGCGTACCACTTTCAACCTACTGCCGGGACGCCGGAGAAACGGTTGAAGCCGTTAACAAACGGATACAAAGGGGGTTATGGA